ACTGTTAGGAGCCATAGTAATGTCCCAGTTCACACCTTTGAACTTAACACTTTTTAGCTTTTCTTCAACAATCTCTTTGCTCATAAATCGATAGTCGTTCTTAAAGTCACCGTTTGCATTTTCAAAATGTAGTCCAAATGGAACAGTCTCGCCATTACGATCTTGTGAGTTTACAGTGATGTTTGCATTATCTTTGTATTCGTCGATATTAAGAAGAATGTTTAGTTTACCTAAGTTGGGCAAACCAAATGTGCCGCTTAGACCTGGCACTTGTTCTTTAAATGCTGCCTGCACAATAACCGTACGGTCATCGTCCATAGCTTCTATTTGTGTACTTGCATCTTCGTTAACAACTTTTGCTTGGTCAATAAAGCCAAGTCCATGTGTGTGTTGTACAACGTCTTTGAGATAATCTCGCATATTATTTCCTTTTCTTTAGGTTTATATTGTAACTGCCTTGTGTGCGATTGTTTAATCTATACTCTCGCACATGTTTATTTAGGTGTAGCCAAGTTTCTATTTCAGTCTTAATAGCACCTTGTCCGCAAATAATTTCGCACCTGCTATTACTACTATAGTAACATTCTTGTAAGAATCTGTCAACGCTTTTCCATGCTTCGTGTACATGTTTTCCGTGTAAATCTAATTTAGCCATTACCATTCAAACAAACTATCAAACGTAGTTTTATCCTCTGCTCTAGCTAGATCCCAATTCATTACTCCTAACAAGTTTTCAATCTTCTTAGTAATAATTCCTTCTTCCATAGTGTCTGTGTCAAATGGAAGTTCCTTGTACCAGTCTGGCAATCGTGTTTCGTCTGTAGGGAAACCAATGCTAGTAAAGCCCATTGGATTTGGTTTTAGTTTACACACAATAGTTTTCATACCATCCATAATTTCCATACTGTATCGATCACCATTCATTCTGCGCATTCTATTGTAGTTGATAGCCGCTCTAACATGTCCGGGCATATTGCTTTTGCCCTTGTATGTTTCGTCGCCTGTCTTCTTGTCCATTGTAAACTCACTGTTGTAGTAGTGTGTAAGTTTGTTTACACGTTTAGGCGTGCCTTTGCTCCATGCTGGCATATTTCTAAACTCACTGCGGAAAGAGATAATGCGCTCGATAATTGCATCTTCTGTTGCACCAGTTAGTGTACTGTACAGTAGTTCGCTTAAAAAGTCTTGCATAAATGCTGGTGTATCACTTCGTTTGAGGTCCAGGCCCATTGCTTTTATCTTGCCTGGTTTACCATCTTTATCTTCTCTATGACCTTCATTGTCATACACCAATATAGCATAACGTTTCTTAGTTATGTATATACCACTAGTAGCACTAACTTCTCTAGCCGCCGCTATTATTTCACCTTGTTCTCTGTTGAGTACATTGTGTGCAGTTGCCATGTAGTCAGGAAATGTTTCGTTGGCTTGATCGCATACAGTTTCATATAGTTCTGTAACTTTGTCTTTGTCCCATGCAAACTCGCCACTTTCTATTTGCGACTTAAATACAGGGTAAGCACTAAAGTATACACTATCAGTATCCCCATAGATAATACTATCTCCAACATGATCATAAATTCCTGTGAAAAGTTCATTAACTTTGGCTCCCATGTGTCTTGCAATAGTTCTACCAGTTAGTGTTGTGCTTTGACCCATGCGTGGATCATTAAACCTACTACCAGGGTTAAGTAACGCACCATACAAACTGTTTAAGTTAATCTTTTTAACTAGCTGACGTTTGTCCCAATATGCAGTCTCTTCTGTATTACCTGCAGTTTGATTTTCACGCATATTCTTTTGTAGTACTTTACGTTCAGCATACCAACGCTCTAGCAAGCCAGGAATAATACCTTTCTTAGTTTGATCAAGTATTGTTCCATTACTAGTAAGTACCCAAGGTTGCTCACTTTCAAATATAATTTGATATAGTTCAGCGCCTGTCCCGGACAATTCTTCTCCATTTTCAAAGTCGATGTACAACAATGTCTCATCGTTCTTTTCCATAACTTTTTCATACTCAGGACAAGCGAACCTACCTTCCCATGCTTTTGCAACTTCCCATTTGTGATCTGCTAGCATCGGAACAGTTAGTGTGTGTCTGATCTGACCAATAATAGTTTCGGTACTCATATTAAGACTGCGTAGAATACTCGGATACAGACTGTTCAAATCCATACTACCGATCCATTCATGCTTGCCCTTTTTGGGTGTAGCAACATATGCACCAGCCGCCGTACATTGATGCGGATAATGCTTTTGTACTTTGTCATGTAGTTTATCTGGAACAATTAGTCCACGACTGTGTGCTTCGTTGATAATAGCTTGGTCTGTAACAGCTACCGCACCCATAGTTGTTTGCACAAGAACTGTGTTGTCATGTGCAATAACGTTTGCTAGGTCAATAAACTGTAGCTTCTTGTCCATACGCACCAACAAGTCAACGTCTTGTCTAGAGTACGCAATAAACGTTTCAAAGTCATTGTTGTAAAGCTGATCCAGTGTGCCTTGATATTCTGTTTTACGCTCGCCAAGTTCATATTCGCCGATGGCATCCAAACTATACGAATGCATTTCGTGATATGTATACTTCTGATACAGTTGCATATAGTCTAAGTGCAGTCTGCCAATAGTATCATATGTTTCCTGTAATTTGCCATACTTCTCATACTCACGCCGCTTGGGATACTTGCCCCATAAGCAAAAACGTCTTGTGTGTTCTTTGCCCATAGTCTTAGCAATACGATTCACCAAGTAGGGAATATCAAAGCCTTCGCTGTTCCATCCACTCATTACATCTGCATCGTCAATTAGTTGTAAGAATGTTTCTAGCATTTCGCTTTCTGTATCGCACAGTATAGTATCATCAAATCTGTTGCATATCTCTTGTGCGTCTGCTTTAGTAAGTGTCTTGGGTTTGTTAACCAAACAAATAGTCTTACCGATCCAATCCAAGTGTACACTGATTGCTGTTACTGCGTTGAACGGATCTTCTGGCGGCGCAAATCCTAACTCAGAATTAAAGTCAACCTCAATATCGAAAAACGCTTGCTGTAGCTTTGGAGTATCCGCACCTAGATAGTTGTCAGCTAGGCATCTAAACACAGGGTTTACATCGCTTTCAAACAAGCGTTGTCCGCCGTACATCTTCTTTTCTTTTTTAAACTGTTTACCGCTGGTTGTTATTACACGGTTTAGTTTATCACCAAAAATGCTGTCAAAGCTGCCTCGTTGATCTTTGTAGTAAAATAGATATCGTGCAGGATGATCGATAAACACACGTTTACCGTCTCTGCGTTCTACTACATGAATAATATCTTTGTCTCTATCTATAAGTGCATCTACATACATTAACTAACAAACGCCTTTTCTTGCACAAATGTTCCTTGTGTCTTTTTATTACCTTCACTAAATCCAAGTGAGTTGAAATGATCTTTAAGGTCATTATTAAATGCCATACTTCCACATAACATTATACGCTGTTCTGCAGGATTGTCAATCTTTACAGTTCCGTCCTCCATAAACACTTGAATACGTCCTTGTAGTTCAGCAGGCTCTTGTGTAACTGTGCTGATATATTCAACGGGCATCTCATTCAAGAAGTCTCGGTAACAATCCTGTTCAGCATGTAGCCTAGTGGTCCATGTTACTGTAATGTTCTCAAACAAGTCGTATGTTTCTGGTTCACGTAGTAAACTAATAAACGGAGCAATACCAGTACCACTTGCCATCATTACCAGATGTCCGCCTAGTTCTAAGTTAGCAAGTATAAGTGTGCCTGTTGGCTTCTCACCTACACGAATAGTATCGCCTACTTGAATATACTGTAGTTTACTTGTCAAAGGTCCGTCTTGTACTTTGATACTATAGAACTCAATGTAGTCATCATATGGACCACTAGTAATACTGTATGCCCTATTAGGTGCATCTTCTAGTCCAATCATAACAAACTCCCCCGCAGTAAATCTATAACTGCGAGGGCGTTCTGTTCTAATACGGAATAGTTTATCAGTATAGTGTTGTACTTCTACGACCTTTAAGTCGAGCATTAAACATCTCGTCCTGTTGCTTGCAGAATCTCTTCTACTGCATTGAAGCTGTCTTGTACATTTGCAAACTCGTTTTTATATGCAATACGAATTGCTTTGTTGAGTACTGCTGGTTTCATATCCATTTCCTCGGCAATAGCTTTGACTGTATCTTTGAGCCCTTCTCTAAGTGCTTCTACTTCTCCGGTTACTTGGATGCCTTCACTCATAAGTGTTTTGAGTTTTTGGATTTCCCTGTCTTGAAATGTTCTAATTGGCATATACTACTCCTTTAATTATATCTTTTTATATTACAATATAATTAGTAGTATGTCAACGCCTAATCCTTTTATTCGTCTAAGTTTAATGCTTGATCGCCCCATTCTTCCATTATGAACTCTCCAAACGCTGTTCCAAAAAGCCACATCAATGTAAGAATAATTACTCCTACACATATTATAAGTGCCCATACTAAAATTTGTATTAGTATATGCTTGCCTTCTGTCCGATGTGCTACTTTTTTTATCTTAGTTTTAACGCCACCTAATAGATAGTTGCCTATTACAAAACGTGCTAATCTCATTACGATTAAGATAGGCGAAGATAGTACATCAAATAGTATTAAGAACAGATCGACAGCTAGATCCACAATATGGTCTATGTTCAACCATTTGCGAAACCGTTGCCACATTTAATCGTCTTTACAGTTACAGCCGCCGCTTTTAGATCCTACATACCCTGCCACTACGCCT